TTATTCGAGACGAATGACACCGATAACAAGTGCAACTGCGTGTATGGCCGAATAAGGCAGTTCGAAGGGGTCGTATTTGTCGTTATCGGAAACAATAAGTATGCGGTCGGGCGCACTGCCGGGTTTAATGCGCTTGATCAATGCGCCTTGATCGGTGTCGATTACATACACCTTATTCCACTGGAAAAAGATGTCGGTCATGGAGACCCGTTTGCAGGCGACAATGTCTCCGGAGTTGTATTTGGGGTACATGCTGGATCCTTTTACGGGAATAAGGAAGTCCGCACCTTTGAACATGGGCACGACATAACGCTCGCACTCGTATTCGAGGGCTGTCTGCTCGCATGTAAGCGCTCCCGCCATCGCATCGATCGGAATGAGGGGTATGCCTTCGTCTTGTTTTGTTGCCGGAATCACTACGGATTGCGTGCGTTTTTCTTGTTTGTTTCGATGTAAATCATTATTTTTATGCTCGTTAGGATTCGAATCAAGTACGGAATGCGACGGTGTGATACCGTTCGTTTTGATCATTTCTCCACGACCTGTTAATAACCACTCAGATGAATAATTGGGATAATTTTCAACAATTATTTGAATCCATTTTGATTGAATATCTGTACCATTATTAATTGCTCTTGATAAAACGCCTTTACTTGCACCTATATTACGTTCTAAGGCACCGATAGTTATCCCTTCCTTTAAAGCAATTTCCTGTATCCTTGATAAAATTGTCCCCATTAGTTGAAAATTATTTCCGTTATATTTGTTTGGTTGAAAATTATCACCTATATTTGCAACGTGTTCGATTAGGAACGAGCCTCCAAATATATGAAAAAGGGGCGAGAGTAATGAATTTTAAGGATTAAAGAAAATGAAAGCAAAAGTAATCATCGCACAAGCAAAGGTCGGGACAGCCGAACTTCTTTACGGATTGGTTAAGAAAATGGCCGGAGAAACAGCAATCAAGGCTTATCCAAGTGTGGACTTCCAAGCAGTATTTTTCCCGGTTGACAGATACGATTTAAGTTTTGTAAAGCGAGTTCTGACGGATAAGGGCTTTTCTTTCAAGATTGAGAATGCAGAGTAATAACAGTAAAATAAATGGATAGGGATTATGGGAAAAGGAAATAGGAGAACGTGGAAGGTGAAACTTACCAGATCGGACGGTACAGTTTTCCAATGGACATTTGTCTGCACGTTGAGCCATGCCAGAGACTTGGTAAAGGGGTATGTACAGAGTTGTGTTTACGACTGTTCATGGACGATGACAGATGGAGAGATAACGATAGAGGGTAAGTCGGAAATATACGAGGACAGGCGAGGTGAGAAAATAAGCTGGATCCGTAAGAAGGCGTCAATAGATGAAAGTGTTGAAAGATAACGAAAAACCAAGCGTGACAACCCGGAAGGCGTTAAGAGACGGGTGACGGAGTGGAAAGACACCGGGGTAATGGTTTTTGCGTTGGGGTTCGATTCCCCATACCCCTCAAATATAAAATGATTAAATAAGTGGGACTATGAAGAAATACATTCACATTACGAAAGAAGACCGCGAATTTATCGCGAAAGCATTTGGCATTACCGAGCGCAGCGTTTACAATGCCGTTCGGTTTGACGAGAAGCGCGGAGGATCGGATATGGCAAAACGAATCCGCAAGATGGCATTTGAGCGTGGCGGCATACTGATGGCTGTAATACCGATGATTGATACTTTCCACGACCACGACATGGTTACTCACCAGTATTGCCCCAACGGAGCGTTGATAGAGCTCGACCGCAATGATGGCATGGTCTACGTGATATTCAAGGGGGGAGACGGTCAAGACCTACGACAACCCCAAGATCAGTGAGATGGAATCGATACAACGAGAAGCGATGGCTTTGAGATAGGAGGCCTGTATGGAATTTTTCGGCAACAAACTTTGCATATCGGCACGTACACTCATTGATGAGGGCTTTATTACCGAGTCCTGTTACAGGAACTGGGTAAATCGTGGCCGAATCAATGTGGTTCGTCGTGGTGGAGGTGCGGCAGGTAATTATGCCTTGGTTGCCGTTGACAGTCTGCCAACCAAGTGTAAAGAAAAAGTTGAAGGAAAATACCCCGGCGGTAATGCTGTGCTGTTACGCGGCTGGATAATATCGAACTACGAACTTGACCAAGCCGCCGTTGCCTACTTCATGGATTGGGCTGCCAAGCAGCACAGCAACAAGGCTTCGGCCGAGCTTGCCCAAAAGTATGCGGTGAACGCATCGGTACTGAACACCTGCATCAGGCTGTACAACCGCAGCCGTGATTACCGCAAGCTGATGGGCGAGAAATACAACTGGGACATGATGGCCACTGCCATCGAGACGCTGCGCGAGGAGTTCGGCCACGACCTGCCGGCATCGACACTCCGGTTCCGCAAAAAAGTGGCCGAATACAAACGCGACGGTTATGCCTGCCTGATAAGCGGCAAGTTCGGCAACCAGAGTGCGAGGAAGGTGGACCATAAGACCGAGCGGCTCATACTGAGCCTTGCCGCACAGGAGAACAAGCCATACAACAGCAACGTGCATGAGATGTACATCGCTTTTGTCTGCGGCGAGCGCGAGGCATGGGACCTGAGCACTGGTGAGATATTCAACCCCGACGACTTCACCGACAAGAACGGCGACCCGAAAGAACTAAGCGAGAGTACCATCAACAACGTGCTGAACAAACCGAACAACAAGCTGCTTGTCAACCATGCTCTCATGGGATATACCACGTTCATGCACGAGCAGATGCCGCACGTCCACCGCCATAACGGGGAATTCTCCCTGTCGCAAATCACGATGGACGACGTGGATCTGACACGCAAGTTGAAGGATACCAAGCAGCGCGTACACGCCTACTATGCCTACGACGTGGTGAGCCAATGCGTGGTCGGCGCGAGTTACGGGCGCAAAAAAGACCAAATGCTTGTCGTGGACTGCTTCCGAGACATGTTCAGGCTTATCGAACGCAACGGCTGGGGCATTCCTGCCGGCATAGAGGTGGAGAACCACCTGATGAGCGAATATAAGGAGGGTTTCCTACAAGCCGGGGTCGCATTCAACTTCGTCCACTTCTGCGCTCCCCAAAATTCACAGGAGAAATACGCCGAACCCCTGAACGGGGCGAAGAAGCGCAGCGTTATCCACAAGAACCATGCCGGCATCGGACGTTTCTACGGCAAAGGCAAGTGGCGCATGGAATACAAAAAAGTCAGCGACGAGTCCAACGACACCTACGAGGACAGGGAGTATTTCAGCTATGAGCAGCTGGTGGCCGATGATCGTAGGGACAATGCCGAATGGAACAACTCGCTTCACCCCAACCAGAAGAAATATCCGGGAATGACCCGCCTCCAGGTACTGATGGCGAACATCAACCCGACCCTGCGCAAGTACGACAAACTCACGCTGAGCCGCTTCATAGGCGAGCGTGTGGAAACCAGCATACGGCGCAACTCGACGGTGCGGGTAGCCTATGAGGACTGGTGGCTGAGCGACACGTCGGTGCTGGAGCGCCTGCAACCGAACGACTACAAGGTAACGGCCTACTATCTGCCGGACGAGGAAGGGAAGCCCACGGACGTGTACATATTCCAGGGCGACCGTTTTATCGATAAGGTAGAGAAAGTGGGGACTTACAACAGGGTGCTGGCCGAACAGACCGAGGAGGACGTGGTGAACTATATCGAGCAGCAGAAAAAAATAAGCAGATTCGGCAAATACGTCCGCGACAATGCCGTTGACCGGGTCGGTACGGCAATCATACAGCCGGAAAAGGAAGAGGCCGCAGAAACCTGTCCTGTCGAGGAAGTTCCGATGGAAAACTGCGATCTGCCCGATTATACGGCCATTGAAGAAGATTACCGAAAAAAAGCGTTTGAATCCCTTTAAAACGACATTAAAAACAATTCCGATATGATAACAGAAGAAAGTAAAAAACGGATTTCGGAAGCCATTTCGGCTCACCGGTCAAACTACCCGAGCGACGCAAAACATGCGGCCTCGCTGGGTATATCGAGTGCCATATACAGTGCCGTAAAAAACGGGCAGACAGAAAGGGTTCTCAGCGAAGCAAACTGGATAACCATCGCCCGAAAGCTGGGTGTCAGCCTACGCGGGGAAATAGAATGGAAGCCAGCCCGTACAGCAACGTTCGACTTCATAACCTCGCAGTTGGAACTATGCCAAGCAGGCAGTATCAGCGCGATATTGTGCGACCTACCCAACATCGGCAAGACATTTACGGCCCGGTACTACGTGAAAAGCCATAAGAACGCCATCTATGTAGACTGCTCGCAGGTGAAGAGCAAACAGAAACTTATCCGTTTCATTGCCAAAGAGTACGGCGTGGGCAATAACGGCCGTTATGCCGACGTGTACGATGACCTCGTCTACTACTTGCGGTCGATCGAAAATCCCATTATCGTCCTCGATGAAGCCGGGGACTTGCAGTATGAGGCTTTCCTTGAACTGAAAGCCCTATGGAACGCCACCGAAAGGTGTTGCGCATGGTATATGATGGGAGCTGACGGGTTAAAGGAAAAAATCAACCGGGCCGTGCAATGTAAGAAAGTCGGTTACACCGAGATGTTGAGCCGTTATGGCGACCGTTATAGCAAGGTAACCCCCGATGACGGAAAAGAGCGTGGGCAATTCCTCAACGAACAGGCGCGTGTCGTGGCAAAGGTGAACGCCCCGGAGGGAAGCGATATCTCGGCCATTGTGCGGAAAAGCGGAGGCGGTCTGCGCCGGGTATATACCGAGATCGAGAAACTCAAACGCGTATAACCATGACCAAGCGAGCGTACAGCCCGAAAGAGATAGCCGCCAAGAAATGGACAACATTGTCATGGGGCGAGAAGTGGAGCAAGCCGTTCGGTTTCCCCGCAGACACCGCCTCGTGGTTCATCAGCGGAGCATCGGCCAGCGGAAAAAGTTCTTTCGTGATGCAACTGGGCAAAGAGCTGTGCAACTACGGGACGGTGTTGTACCTCAGCTACGAGGAGGGCGTGAACCAGAGCTTCCAACGCAGGATGGGTTACCTGAAAATGGACGAAGTGCAAGGGAAGTTCCGGGTTGCGGTAGACGAGAGTTATGAAGAGGTCATGGAGCGGCTGAAAAAGCCGAAAAGCCCGAAGTTCATTATCATCGATTCTTTTCAGGTCGCTCCGTGGGAATATCCTGATGCCGAGGCATTGATGAAGCGTTTTCCGAGGAAGTGCTTTATATGGGTAAGCCAAGAGAAGAAGAGCCAGCCGATGGGAAGCGGTGCACTGAAGCTGAAATATATCTGCGACATGAAATTGCGTGTAGTGGGTTATAAGGCTTACTGTCAGGGGAGATCTATCGGTGAGTCGGGAAGCTACTTCGTGGTATGGGAAGAGGGCGTGTTACGAACAACCAACCAACTGTAAAAATACAATTTTAATGTTCAACTAACAATAGCGAGGAATGAAGAAGAAAGTTTACATCAGTGGTGCGATAGCCCACTACGAAATGGAGGAGAGACGAAGCACCTTTAATGCGGCCGCCCTCCGATTGAAAGAACAAGGCTTTGATCCGGTGAACCCATTTGAGAACGGTGTCCCCGATGATGCCCATTGGAAGATTCATATGAAGGCCGACATTGCTTTGCTTGTAGGGTGTGATTACATCTATATGCTCAACGGTTGGGAACTCTCAAAAGGCGCAAAGTTAGAGCTTGATGTAGCAAGCAGCTGTGGTATCAAGGTGATGTTTGAGGGACAGAACACAAGTCGTGAGTATGTATGCTGCATCTGTGGAGAAATTTATTCCGGCTACGGAAACAATCCACACCCGATTAAGCATGGCGGAGAGTGTTGTCCAGAATGTAACAAGCAAGTAATAGCAGCAAGAATACAATTAGCAAAAAAAGAAGAATAATTATGGCTGAAAATCAGAAAGTAAGAATATTCTTTGAATTTGACCGTAGGGACTATGATAACGTAGTTTTCTTTATCGATACTAACATAAAGGACAGGGAAGATATAGAAAAGGTATGGAATGCAATGACTTCTGAAGAAATCATATTGCAAAAAGATTCATTTGCTTTATTGGGTTTATCACAACGAGATATGATGGCCTTGTTTGTTTCAATAGCGATTGTATGGGTAGAGGAAAAAGTAAAATCAAAATAGCATTATGAATAAGATTACAATAACTCTAAATACAGGTTGTAGAATTACCCTTAATCAACCGGAGAAATTAGGTGATTGCGAAAAGGATAAGAAAGTATCATTGGTATTTAATAATGGCCAAATCTATTCAGGATGGTTTGTTGGATTTTATGAGGAAGATGATGAGAACGACATCGTATTGAAAAGAGAGGACTCGAAATTCAATATCGGACTCCCTTATGACAGATTAGTAGGTTGGTATTACGAATGATAAACAATAGAAACATGACACAAGAGATAACCAATTTCGCGCGTTTTTACGCTTTGTTCAACCGGTTGCCCTATACCGGCGACCGTGAGGAGTTGAAGCGCCAGATCGTCCGGGAATATACGTCGGGACGCACAGAAAGCTTGCGGGAAATGACAAAATCGGAATACAACACATGCTGTGCCGGCATGGAAAAATTGACGGGGCGTAAAGACGAGATGAAACACCGGCGTTCCGTTTGTCTCAAACAAATGCAGCAATTGGGTATCGATACGACCGATTGGGCACGTGTCGATAATTTTTGCAGCCACCCCCGGATAGCGGGAAAACCATTTGCCCGGATAACATTCGACGAACTCCCTACTTTACAAAAGAAATTGCGGACCATTGCCCGCAAAGGAGGCTTGAAGCCTATTGAAACCACTGTCAAACAACCGGGGAAAACGGTCTGCATCGTTCTCGACCGTCATACCCTTATAAACTGAAACATTATGGAAAAGAAAAACGAATCCGCCCTTGAACGGGTGAAGAAAGAACTGGCGTTGCAGACTTCGGAGATGGAGCGGACCGAAGCTGCGCAATTCCTCGGCGAACTGGCCGACTGGGCCTATGCCAACAGTGAAGCGATGCTCATCGACGACGAGCCCGGAGCCGATGACATGGATTTTTACCGACATTTCGATAACGATTAAACCTTACGACGATGGACAAAAATAAAAAAACACTCCGGCATTATGTTGTAAAGGTGGTTATTAAGCCACAGGGATTTAATAAAGTCTATTTGGAGGGTATATTCATTCCCAAAGGAGATGAATGCTCCGCATCAAAGATAAAAGAGCAATGTTGGGATTTTATCAAAACCCGTATCAAGTATAGCCAACTGGGTATTGCCCCTGAGCAAGTAGAGAAAGAAATCAAGGTCAAGGCTTTGCCGTATGATTTTCTGGTTTGCGAGGATAAATAACCAGTATTCAATCATTTAAAATCAATACAACCATGAACGAAGAGAAGAAACAGTCCGTCATGATGACGGAAGCGCAACTCGCCGAGTATGAAGCCTACCAACGGGCCAAAGCCGCCAAGACGGCAAAGGAACAAGCCAAACGCGACCGTGCTGCCTACGGCCAGCTGGTCGATGAAGAAGTAACCGCCGCCCTGCCCCGGCTCAAAGAGCTGAGCGGGACGATTTCGGCCGTCAAGGGAGAAATCCTCGAACGGTTTTCCGCCATATTGCAGATGAAAGCCGATGTCCTGCGCCGGGTAAAAGAAGACCAGAAGTCCCATACTTTCACCACTTCCGACG